AACGCCGAAGCCGATCGACAGAACATCATCTACAACGGCCGAGTGAAGGCGACCAGCTTGCGCAATGGCGCGACACTGGATAGCTACTCCGGGGATGCCGCGCAAACCCGAGGGTATCTGTCGGCCGCCGCGTCGATCGCGGGCGGTGCGTCGAAAGCGTACGGCATGGCCAACGGCGGGGCCGGGTCCACTATCCCCGTGAACCAATAAAGGCGAGCATGGCACGCATCCAACCATATGAACAACAGGTGATGCCGCAGGGCATTGACGGCGTACGCGCCAACGCGTCCGAACTCGGTATCGGTCGGGGGCTGCAGGCATTGGGCGCCGGGCTCGGCCAAGCGAGCACCGCCCTGTACGATGTGGAATCAAACGCGGAAGTGGCCGACGTGCATGCGACGATGTCGCAGGCCCGCATGGACTGGACGCAGACAATCCAAGAGCGCGAAAACAATGCGCAGCCCGGCGACATGTCGTTCGCGCCGACCATCAACACCGAGATGTCCGATTACTTCTCGAAGATGGGTGACGGCTATCGGACCGCGAAGGGCAAGGCCGCGTTCACGACATTGTCGAACAATCTGCAAACCTCGTTCGTTGATCGTGCGATGTCGTATCAGCAGCAGCAGGCCGGTATCGCCGCCCGCCAAAGCGCAGAGACGACGCAACGCAATAATTCGCAAACGCTATCGCTCGACCCGTCGCAATACGAGAACATCAAAGGGGAAGACGAGGCAATCATCGGTGGCGGCTTCGGCTTGTACCAGCATTTGAACGTGAATCAGCGTCAAGCGTTGATCAAGCAAAATGCCGACCAATACGCCTATGTCGCTGCATTCGCGGCCGGCGAACGCAACCCGATGGGCGCGCTGGGCGCGGTACTGCCGGAAGCAGCGTTCAAGCAAGTGAACGGCACGCCAATCGGTGCCGGTCAAGCTGGTGGCAACTTCAAGAGCGCGGTTGATCTGGTGTTGGCGAAAGAGGGCGGCTACAACGCGACCGATGGCAACAGCGGCGCACCGGTCAACTTCGGCATCAACCAGCGCGCGAACCCGGACATCGACGTCAAGAACCTGACGCGCGATCAGGCGGTGGAGATTTACCGCAAGCGTTACTGGGAACCGATCGGCGGTGACAATTTGTCGCCATCTGTCGCCACGTTCGCGATGGATACCGCCGTGAACATGGGCGTGGACGCCGCGAAAAAACTGATCGCGTCCGGTGGCGACATCGGCGCGATGGTTCAGATGCGCAAGCAGATGTACCAGGACATTGTCGCCGCGAATCCAGCACAGGCGAAGTATTTGAAGGGATGGCTGTCGCGCACCGATCAGGTGGCCGACGAGGCCGCCAAGTCGGCGCCCGTGCCGCTGTCGATTCAGGCCGAGCGCGACCCGTCGATCGTCGCCAACAACACGTTTGACGTGCCGGGCTGGAACGATCTTCCGGTAGAAAAGCGCATTTCGCTGATCAGCCATTGGGAGACGCGTCAAAATCAGATCATGGCCGTCAACAAGGCGCAGCTGGAACAGAACTGGAAGAACCAATCGTCGCAGGCGATGAGCACCGGCGAAGTCGGCTCGCCGATCCCGCGCGATCAGTTCGTGGCGTCGTACGGCGAAGCCGAAGGCACGCGCAAATACAACGAAGAATATCTGCCGATGATCCAGCTGGGGGCGCAGGTGAAGCAAGCCTACGGCGCAACGGTGGAACAACAGGATGCGGTGTTGGCGTCGCTGAAGCCGCTGCCTGATTCGCCAGGCTTCGCCGCCGCACAGGCGCGATACGAAGGCTACGCGCAAGCTGTCAATCTGGTGCGCACGCAGCGCGCGGCGGATCCGATCCAGTTCGCTATCCAGTCCCACATCAGCGGCGTGACGCCACTCGACATGTCGACCCCGGACAAGATGGCCGATGGCGTGGCCAGCCGTGTCGCTGCGGGTAACGCGCTGTCCAAATCGTTCGGCACGCAGCCCGCGTATTTGTCGAAGCCGGAAGCCGAGGCGTTTGGCCGCGCGCTCAACCAGATGCCGACGTCGCAGAAACTCGACTATCTGGAAAAGGTCCGCGACGGGATGAACGATCCGGCGGCGTTCCGTACTGTTATGCAGCAAGTCACGCCCGACTCGCCGGTCACGCTGGCGGCCGCCTCACTGGTCGGTAAGCAATCGACGGTGACGACCGCGACACACTGGTTCCGTCCGGATGAAACGGTCGGCCCGCGCGAGGTGGCCGGCATCCTGCTGGAAGGCGAAAGCCTGTTGAACCCGACCAAGGGCGACAAAAAGCAGGACGGCGTTAGCAAAGGTTTCCCGATGCCGCAAGACGCGATGATGCGGCAGGAATTCAACAACCAGGTCGGCAACGCGTTTGCGGGCATGCCACGCGCTGCGGACACCGCGTATCAGGCGGTGCGGGCGTACTACGCCGGCAAGTCGGCGCGTACCGGTAACTTCGCGGGCAAGGACGCACCGGACACCAAGCTGATGGCCGAAGCGGTCAAGGCCGTGACCGGCGGCGTCACGGACTTCAACGGCCGCGGCAACGTGGTTATGCCGTGGGGCGCGGACGAAAACCAGTTCAACGCCACGATCAAGGCGCAAGCCAATCAGGCGTTCGCCGCGAATGGCATCACCGGCTACCACGCCAATGTCGATCTGTACGGTCTGCAGGGCGCGGGCGACGGCAAGTATTTCCTGAAAAGCGGGACCGACTTCGTCAAGAGCCCGACCACTGGCCAGCCGATGATGCTCGATCTGTCGGGCGGCCCGGTCAGCCGTGGCCCGACGGGCGTGTCGATCAACGTCGCGCCGAGCCGCATATCGACCGGCAAAATCAGCTACAAGGGCAACCCATGAGTTACCTGTACGGGCTGGACCCGGTAGAGCAAAACCAAGCGCTCGATAACGCGGACACGCACGGCGCCGACCTGTCGCAGCTGCAACCGGGATTCCTCGACGGAACCGGTGAGGGTACGCTGACAGGGTTATTCAGCGGCCTGGTGGCCAAGCCTGCGCTACTGCTGGCCGACACGGCAACGCCCGCGCTGACGCCGTTGGCCGAGCAGTTCGACAAAGCATTCGGCACCGGCACGAAGGAATGGCTGGAACGCGAACAGCAAAAGAACGTGACGATGCTGCAGCAGTTGAAAGAGCGCCAGATGACGTACGGCACGGCCGGCCAGATCGTCAACGGTTTCGCTGACGTCGGCTCCGAAGCGGTGGCGGGCTTCATTGCCGGCGGCCCGGCGGGTTCGGCCGCTACGGTCGGCACGCTGCAGGGTTACGCCGATTACAGATTGTCCAAAGAGGAAGGCATCGACGACGCCACGGCGATGGGCAAAGGCGCGATCACGGGCGTCACCAATGCGGTCGGCGTCGTACTGCCGGCAGCACGCGCAGGCGGTTCGCTGATCGGCAATCTGTTGTTCGGGGCCGGCGTCAACGTCGGGGCGGGTATGGGTTCGCGCGGCGCGACGGCAGCGCTGTTGGAGCACAACGGGTACGACGAGCAGGCGAAGCAATACCAATGGCTCGACAAGGAAGCCGTGCTGACCGACGCTATTCTCGGCGCGGCATTCGGCGGTTTGAGCCACTACGCACACGGCCGCATGGCGGTAGACGGCGAACGCGTCGACGCGGCGTTGGCCACGAATGAAAAGCTGCACGTCGAGATCGACACCGCGCCCGGCATCCCGAAGACGCCGGAAGCCCGCGACGCACACGTCGAAGCGCAACTGAAGGCGACCGAACAATTGCTGCGCGGTGAGCCCGTGGACGTGGCGGACATCGCGCATCGTGTGGACGCGATCGATGACCCGGCGATGGCGCGGTTCAACAACGAGCGCGAAAACATTTTGTGGGACGACATGCTGAAAGAGCTCGTCGACCCGAAGGGCAAGCTGGAAGGCGACGCGCGGTTCGAGGCGTGGCTGGCACAGCTGGACGAGGAACCGATACCGCGCGAACGTCGTGCGCGGGATGAGCCGGCGCCCAGCCTGAAGGCGGAAGCCGAACCGAAAACAGCCGCCAACGACGATGCGATCGCGCCACCGATCAAGCCGCACGACGGCAGCATCGAATCGATGGCACGCGCTGGCGATGCACGACCCATCCAGACGGAACGTGCGCAGCAGATCCTCGCGGTGAAACCAGACCTGATGGCGATTAACGAGAATGGCGAGGCGGTGCGTGCTTCTGAATTACTGAAGGGCGCCGACATTGAAATCGAAGCGGCCAAACGCGACAGCGTGTTGCATGACGTTGCGGTGGCCTGCTTCTTACGGGGATGAGATGAAAGACCAATGTATAGATGCAGTCACCCGTGCCGCCGGACGCGCCTTAAGCGCAGCGGAAATCAAAGGGATCGAAGATCGAATCCGCGGGAACTTGCGCCAACTGGCGATCAGGGACCGGCAGAAGTTTCTCGGTATGTCGGAGGCGCAACGGCTGCAGGAAGCGGCACGCATGGCGGCCGACCAGTTCGTCGCCGATGCGGTTCTCAAAAAAGAACGCGTCGCCAAACAAATCCAGGTCCATGACGTACTGGACAGTTATCTCGAAGGCCGCCGTGCGAAGGGCGAAGACGGTCTGCGCGCGCTGCGTCGTACACTGGTCTTCAGCCCGGACGGCAAAGGCAATATCGAATCGGTCGAATCGAAAACGCAGGGCGTGTTCCTCGACGCAATGCGCAACCTGACCGACATGTTCGAGCAAGGCAAGGGCGCTTTCTTCGGGCTGCTGCAGGACCGTGCCGGTGTAGAAGCGATCGTGCGCGAACTGCATGGCGAGACAACCGGCGTGGCCGGTGCGAAGGAATCGGCCAAGGCGTTCCGCGATACGGCCGAAGCGTTGCGCCAACAGTTCAACGACGCCGGCGGCAACATCGGCCGGTTGGAAGACTGGGCCATGCCGCAGACGCACGACCAGAGCATGGTCTTCAAAGCCGGTAAGGAAGGCTGGGTCGCAAAGATTTTCGCGAAGCTCGATCGCAGCCGCTACGTGAACGAAGACGGCACACTGATGACCGACGCGCAGTTAAACGATTTCCTCGGGAACGCGTGGGAGTCGATCGCTTGGGGCGGCATCAACAAGATTGAGCCGGGTAAGGTACAGGGCAGCGGCATGCGTGCGAATCAAGGCGCCGAGTCGCGCCAGATTCACTTCAAGGACGCGGACGCATACATTGCGTATCAGCAGGAATTTGGCAACCGCAGCATGTACGACACGATCGTCGGCCACATCAAGTCGATCGCCAAGGACATCGCCCTGGTCGAGAAGCTTGGGCCGAACCCCAACGCCACATTTGCGTTCTTCCGCGACAAGATGCTGAAAGAGTCCGTCGAGTCCGGCATGGAACCGG